TCCTGCTTTTGCCACTAGCATCTGGGTAAACTCGGATTGAGTGGCCCTGATACTTTTCCAATATAATGTCGATCATGTTCGGCGTATCATATACCCCTTTCAACTCATCGACAGCGTGCCATTCTGCCCCTCGCTGGACGTATACAACGGCACTCATATTGGTGACGTTAAAGTCCATTCCGATCATTAACAGCTCGCCCTCAATCATAATTTCAGACGACCTGCAAGCGATTCTATCATAACCGTGATAAACAGTACCACTTTGTAGGTTGACAAATTCGCCTTCCAAATATGCTGCCAGTAATGCCTCTGGGTATATGTCTCGCAGCGATTGTATATAGCCTTCTGGCAAGTGCGGGTTTGATTCCGTTGGTGCCTGGATTATTTTATAACCTTCGGCTGGCTTCTTCTTCCATGTGTTATATACAAACTTGAAGCCTTCAGGCGTTGTGGTTACGCCAATCGTATTGCGTGAACCGTCGCGTTTTTTCTGCCGATTCCTTGCCAATATCTGCCGCCATGCGTGAGACGCTTCTTGCGTTTTCATGGTATCGAGCTCATCAATGTCAGCGTCGCCATGCTCATAGCCCACGATTCTGTGAGGCGAGTCCATTGACCGAAAGATGATTTTACCCATGCCAGCTATGTCAATGTAGTTGATCGGGCTCTTATATAACTTGTACGGGATGTCGAGCGCTTCCAGTGCTTCTTCAAACCGTGGGAAGGCAATCATACGAATCAGGTCGTAGGTCGGAGCATAAAAGCCCCTGTTCACTTCTGGGTGCCTGAGCTTGCCAATGATTGCCCTGTTTACTGCCGCCTCAGTTTTACCTGCGCCGAACCCAGCTACCAGCGCAGGGAATGGCTCGTTGGTCAGCATGTAATCAAACTGAGGTTTGGTTGGGCTAATCCTCTGCATCATCGTATGGGCTAACGATCTCAATGTGAATCGGTCGGTGGTCTTGCACGATCTCGCTGTGCTCTTTCTGACCGAGCAACTGCTTGCCCAACCAAATCGCCATCGTTGGGTTGCCGCCGTCCATGATCCTGAACTGCTGCCGCCTTACAGATAACCTTCCCATTGACCGACCGTTATCAACGATCTCAGCAAACGACTCGTCCTCAGCCATTCGGCGCTCGATTGTTTTCTTGTTACACCCGAAGTAAGCAGCTATCTCCTCGACAGTACAGTTGAGGTGGCACAGCTTCTTCAGTTCTTCTGGGTCAATATTCAATCGCGGCCTTCCTACAGGGTTTGCCATATCAATACGGCTTGGGTTTAGGTTTAGGTTTGGGTTTGCCTTTCAACTTGGGTTTCTTAGGCCACATTACCATTTCTCCTTATTCGCCCAATAAGCCGCAGACATTTTGCCCTTGGCGATGTTCTTTGCGTGCCTAGCTTTGAAGCTGGCCCGTCTTGCTTTGTCGGCATCGCTCTCACCTTTGCTTGGTGGTGAGCCGCTAACACCTTGCTGACCGAAACGAATAGTCTTTACTTCGTCTCCTTCCTTCGCCAATACGACGTGAGACTTGGTTGGATGCTTCGGGGTCTTCTTAGGCTTGTTGTATCCCTGGACTCCCAGCTTGTCTATTCTTGGGTCTTTTGTGGCCATGATTTACCTTTTATAGATGCGACAAAATTAAATAGATTATTGATCTTTGAGGTTGCTGTAAGTCTTTCCATTGGATTCTAACACTGCTTCTTTCCCTGTAAAGTCCTGCCAGCGTTTGATAATTAAATCGCAGTATTTAGGATCAAGCTCCATCATCCTGCAATTCCTGTTAGTTTTTTCACAAGCTATCATCGTAGAGCCAGAGCCGCCGAAAAGGTCAAGGACAATGCAGTTTGCCACGCTGCTGTTTTGAATGGCACGCTCGCACAATTCAACAGGCTTCATCGTTGGATGTATTTTGGCGTCAGTCGTGCGCTCTATTTTCCAGATCGTTGTCTGCTTCCGATCTTTCACGCGCACTCTGCCTTTTCCGTCTTTCCAACCATACAGACACGGCTCGTTTTGCGAATGATAGTCGCCCTGCGACATGACCAATGAAGGCTTTAACCACTGGATGGTAGACGGACGAGCTTGCGTAAATCCTGCGGATCGAAACGCTGAGATAAACTCAAGTGCCGTGATATCAGCGTGCCAAACGTAGACATTGCTACCCGACTCAAGAAAAGCAAAGGCCGAAGAAAACGCGTCATGCAAAAATGCCTCTAGCTGCGAGTCTTTCAAATGATCGTTTGGCACGCCTTCATAATCAACGCCATAAGGCGGGTCGGTGTGTAACATATTTGCCTTCCGCCCATCCATCAACTTCTCAACCGCATCAATTCTGGTGCTATCCCCGCACATCAGGCGGTGGTTGCCTAGAATCCAGACATCACCCTCGACCGTTACATGGTCATCTTGCAGATCAGGAACAGCATCTTCTTCGGTTAAACCATCGGACGGATCTTTCTCCATCAGCCCTGCAAGAAAATCATCATCAAAGCCTAATAAGTCAATATCAAAATCAAACTCACCCAGACCTTCAATTTCCAGCTTTAAAACATCCAAGTCCCAGCCAGCATTTAAGGCCAGATTATTGTCTGCAATGACGTAACCCTTGCGCTGTGCTTCTGTTAAGCCTTCCAACAGGATAGTAGGCACTAACTTAATGCCAAGCTCTTGTGCTGCTCGAAGCCGCCCATGTCCTGCGATTATGCCGTTGTGCTCATCTATCAGAATTGGATTGGTAAAACCAAACTCAGTCATGCTTCGCTTGATTTGTTCCACTTGTTCTTTGCTATGGGTGCGAGAATTGTTCTCGTATGGAACAAGGTTGCTTGTTGATATGTAGTCAATCTTAAGGTCTGCCATTTTCCCCTCTCGTGGAATGGTTTTACATTATTGCGCCTGTCGTTATGACCAGATCCGTTTCATCCAGCCCTGCCAGATAGCTGTCAAACTTCCCCATTGCTTTGCGACTGCTACCCACCCCATTAAGATCAGGGTAAAGACTAATCCCACAACCAATGCAGCCCACGACATCAGCAGAAGTATTAGCAACGTGGAACAAGATATGAGTCCGATCAGGAACGTCTTGAACCTGCCATGTGTCTGGCCCAAACCTTGGAGAATTTGTTCGTTTGACTTTGTATTGCCCTGTTGGGATACAAGACTTAAATGGGATGTTGTTGAGCCAGGGGCGTTCGATTGTCCAGAGTTCAAGGTCGTCAATTTTTAGCCTTCCTAATGTTCTGTCGCCGAATAATGCAAACCGCGTGATCTCAATCATGTCGTAGAGTCAATAAAGTACCAAAGAATTTTAGCACAAACCATGCAAAATAAATCAACTATATATAGCAAAAAAATGTTTGCAATCGTTGTCTGATTTGCTAGAGTTACTCCAACAAAACAGCAAGGAGATACACATGGCAACACGAGCAACTTACCAATTTATTAGCGAATGGGCTGGCACTCATACCGCTTACATTCATCACGACGGCTACCCCGAAGGTGCGGCGGAATACTTTTATGGCACCTCAACAATTCTAAACATCAACGCTTTTATTCGGTCGAACATTAGAGCTGAGATGACCGCTTCTCACGAAATCCACGGTGATACTGAGTACCGTTACACAGTTGAAGGCACCCGCCTTATTGCTCAAAAGCGCGTTAATTTCACCGACAAATTTGACACTTTTTGGGATGGCAGCGTTGCTGATTTTGTCCAAGAATATCGTTTATCAAGGAGCGCGTAATGACGAAACTTGAATTGTCTGATAACTTCGAGGCTCTGGTGCTTGCACTGGAGCTTGCCCTCACCGCC